ACAGATTTTACTAGCACTGGTTCAGGTTCAATAGTTTTAGAAGACCAGATAGAAGGTATTAAAAGTTTCCGTAATGAGTTATTTATATTTTGTACAAACAGTATATTTAAATTAATAAATATAAATGATTCAAGTAATATTGCAATTGTACCGGTTACTAAAAACGTAGGTTGTTTAAGTGGCTACAGTATTCAAGAGATTGGTGGTGACTTAATATTTTTAGCACCAGATGGATTAAGAACCGTAGCAGGTACAGCAAGAATTGGTGATGTTGAGTTAGGAACTATTAGTCAAGCTATTCAACCAATTGTAACTTCTCTAGCTGAATCAGTAGATAGTTTTGTTATTTCAAGTGTTGTACTTAGAGAAAAATCACAGTACAGATTATTTTACACTGATACTGGAGCATCTAATTCAGCACAACGAGGAATTATAGGCACGTTAAGACCAGATGGTTTTCAATGGTCTGAAACAAGAGGTTTAGAAGTTACTGGTATTGGTTCAGGTTTTGATAATAATAATATTGAACAATACTATCATGGCGATACAAATGGTTTTGTTTATCAACATGACATAGGAAATAGTTTTGATGGCACTGATATTTTAGCAAGATTTGAAACACCTAATTATGATTATGGAGATTTAGGTACATTAAAAACTTTACACTATATAAGAGTTTCAGCAAGTTCAGAAGGTATTGTTGAACCAGATGTTCAAGTTCGATTTGATTATGGAAATACAGAAGTTCCACAGCCGGGAAGTTTATTTGATATTGGAATAATAAATCCACCTTCAAAATTTGGAGACGCAGTTTTTAATACAAACGTATTTGGTGGAGGCGATAATCCACTAATTAGAGTTCCTTTACAAGGTAGTGGAACAAGTAACAATTTTACTTTTTTAAGTGAAGACAGTAAAGCACCATATACTATAAATGGTTTTTATGTAGATTTTATACCTTCAGGTAGGAGATAATAAATGGCACAAACATATACAAGACAAAGTTCTTTTATTGATGGTGATACTATCACCGCAGCATTATTTAATGATGAATATAATCAGTTAGTAAATGCATTTGCATATTCATCTACAAGTGCTACTAATACTGGACACAGACACGATGGTACTGCTGGACAAGGTGGTAATATATTTAAAATTGGTGACTTAGACTTTTTAAATAAAGTAGAAATTGATAGCACTAATAATAGAGTAGGATTTTATGTAGAAGTTTCTTCTGCAGCCGTAGAACAGCTAAGAATACAAGATGGTGCTTTAGTTCCTGTTACAGATAATGATATAGATTTAGGAACAAGCTCTTTAGAATTTAAAGATGCTTTCTTTGATGGCACAGTAACTACCGATGCCTTAGTAGCTGATACTGCAGACATTGATGGTGCAACTATCGGAGCTAACTCAGCTTCTACTGGTGCATTTACTTCAGTCACTACTACAGGTAATGTTGATGTCGGGGGTAATCTAACAGTTACAGGTACTACTACATTTAATGGTGGTACATTAACATTAGGTGATGCAGCAGACGATAATGTAGTCTTTGGTGCAGATGTTAACTCAAACATTATTCCTAATACAGACAATGCATACGATTTAGGAAGTTCTTCTCAAGAGTGGAAAGACTTATATGTTGATGGTATAGCTTATCTAGATGGTATTAATTTTAATGGTACAGCAATTACTTCAACTGCTGCTGAACTTAACATTTTAGATGGAGTAACAAGCACTGCAGCAGAATTAAATTTACTTGATGGAGTTACAAGTACAACTGCAGAACTTAATATACTTGATGGAGTTACATCAAGCACAGCAGAACTTAATATTCTTGATGGTGTTACTTCAACTACAGCCGAACTAAACATTCTTGATGGAGTTACTTCAACTGCAGCAGAATTAAATATTTTAGACGGTGTTACTAGCACTGCAGCAGAATTAAATATTCTTGACGGAGTTACTTCAACTGCTACAGAATTAAATTTACTTGATGGGGTTACTGCAACTACAACTGAATTAAACTATGTTGATGTAACTACAGCAGGAACTGTAGAAGCTTCTAAAGCTGTTGTTGCTGATAGTAATGCAGATGTTTTATTTAGTGATAATGATAAATTAAAATTTGGAACAGATTCAGATTTACAAATCTACCATGATGGTTCTAGTTCTTTTATACAAGATGCAGGTACTGGTGATTTAGAAATTAAAGGAGAAAACAATGTCCGAATAAAAACAAATACAGGTGGCGAAAACATGGCTGCTTTTACAGCAAATGGAGCTGTCAGTTTATTTCATGATAATTCAGAAAAATTTTCTACAACTTCATCTGGAGTAAATATTACAGGAACAGTTGTCGCAGATGGTTTGACTGTTGATTCTGGAACGACAAACACAGTTGCTACCTTTACCTCTACTGATGCAGGAGCAGCTATACAACTAACTGATACAACAGGAAATTCAAAGTTAGAGACTTCTGGAGCTAATCTTAGAGTTAGTGTTGATGACGAAGGAGCTGTGGCTAGTTCAGCAATACAGTTCAGAGTTGATGGCTCTACAAAAGCTACTATAAATGATAGTGGAGTTTTAGATGTTGATGGTGGTATTACTGTTGATAACATAACAATAGATGGCACAGAGATAGATTTATCTTCTGGCGACCTAACGCTTGATGTAGCAGGGAATATTGTTCTCAATGCTGATGGTGGCGGAATACAGTTCTATGATGATAGTGCTTATATTGGTTCTCTTGGAAACTCAAGTGGGGACTTTTCTATCATGTCCAGAACAGATGATGAAGATATTGTTTTCAAAGGTATTGATGGTGGTTCAACAATAACTGCCCTTACCCTTGATATGTCTGCAGGAGGAACAGCAAGTTTTAGTCACGATATAGAAATGGTAGATAACGGACTCTTGCGTATGGGTGCAGGAGGAGACTTGATACTTTCTTCAGACGGAACTAACGGAAGTATATTTGCAAATAATGGAGCTTTAATTTTAGATGCTGATAGTGACATTCATCTTGATGCTAATGGTGCTGACATACTATTAAAAGATGGAGGCACTACTTTTGGTGAACTTACAAACTCATCAACAGACTTCGTTATCAAATCACACACTTCAGATAAAGACATTATTTTTAAAGGAAATGACGGTGGCTCTGAAATAACTGCCTTAACTTTAGATATGTCTAATTCAGGTGCAGCTACATTTAATGGTAATGTAACTATTAATGGTGTAGATGTAACCATTCCTTCAAATATAATTCATGCAGGAGATTCAGATACTTTTTTTGGATTTAATGATGCAGATACATTTAGAATTGTTACTGGTGGTTCTGAAGCATTAAGAGTAGATTCATCGCAACGAGTTGGAATTGGCACCAGCTCACCTTCTACAAGTCATAAACTTACTGTTAGTGGCGATACTAAGTTTACTGGTCAGCTATCCATACTTGATAATCAATTAATTAAAATGGGAGATGGTGAGGATTTTGCTCTTTACCATGACACTACTGTTGGTAATGTAATAAAAAGTGCCACTTCTGATATGGATATTTCAATACTCGGAAATGATGGTGGCTCTACGATTACAGCTCTTAAATTTGATATGTCTGCTGCAGGTCGTGCAGTATTTAATGCAGGAGCTAATTTTTCTGACCATGTAAATTTTGATGACAATGCTAAAGCAGTGTTTGGTGGTGGAGATGATTTACAAATTTATCATGACGGCTCTAACTCTATTATTAAAGATGCTGGTACTGGTAACTTACAAATTAATGCAGCTTCTTTTGTAGTAAATAATGCTGCTAATAGCGCTAGTATAATTGTTGGAGAGGATGGTGGCTCAATTGAGCTATATGAAAATGGCTCTAAAAAAATAGAAACAACTTCAAGCGGTGCAACTGTTACAGGTACTTTAGTATCTGATGGCTTAACAGTAGATACATCTACTTTAGTTGTAGATGCTACTAATAATAGAGTAGGTATTGGTAATGCTTCTCCAGATGTAAGTTTAGATATAGGAAGCCTTACAGATGCTATTCATGTACCAGTAGGTACTACAGCTCAAAGACCTACTGGAGCTGCAGGTTACTTTAGATATAATTCAGAAACCGGTAAATTTGAAGGTTTTACAAATGAATGGGGTGCTATAGCTGGTGGTGGTTCAGGTACAAACATGGATACCAACATCTTTGCAGGTGATGGTAGTGATACAACCTTTACACTAAGCACAGCACCAGATAGTGAAAATAACTTAATGGTATTTATTGATGGTGTATTTCAAGCTCAAAATGTTTACTCAGTATCAGGAACTACACTAACTTTTGCAACTGCTCCGGCTAATGGTAGAGTTATAACAGTCTATCACAGCACAACAACTGTTGGTGGTTCTAATAACTCAATAGCTACAATGACTGGTGATGGTAGTGATACAACACTAACATTATCTACTGCACCAGTACATGAGAACAACGTATCAGTATTCTTTGATGGTGTTTATCAAAGCAAATCAAACTACAGTATATCTGGTACAACTCTTACATTCTCTACAGCACCTCCAAGTGGTGTAGCTGTAGAAGCTATTACTGCAACTAATACAAGTATTACAACTGCTACTCAGCTTTCTGATGCAGATGGCGATACACTAATACAGACTGAAGAAAGCTCTGACGAAGATAAAATACGTTTTGATACTGGTGGTACTGAACGTATGATTATTGATGACTCTGGAAATGTAGGTATAGGAGAAACTTCACCTTTAGCTACCCTTCACATCAAACAAGGAGATAGTGGATTAAGCTCACTTAATGCAGCAGCACATCATTTATTTTTAGAAGATACTGGTGCTAATGGACCGGGAATTACTTTAGCATCTGGAACAACTTCTAACTGTAGTTTGGTTTTTGGTGATTCTGATTCTAATTATCAAGGCTTTATCCTTTATGATAATTCAGCAGATGCCATGAAGTTTGGAACAAATGGTGGTTCAGAAAGAATGCGAATTCTATCTGGTGGAAATGTTTTATTAAATCAAACAGCTACAGCAGACTCAGGTGTTGCCGATGGAAGATTGGAAATAACCAGAGGTAGTCAACATTGCATTAACTGTCATGTTACTGGTACAGGTAATTCTACTTTAGTTGCTTTTATAAATGATAATGGTTTTGTCGGTGGTATAAACACTAATGGCTCTGCTACTGCTTTTAACACATCATCAGACGCTAGATTAAAAAATGTTTTAGGAGAGGCTAAAGGTCTTGAAATTGTAAATGCTTTGAATCCTGTAAACTTTGAATGGAAAAGTGACGGTAAGATACAAGATGGACTCATAGCACAAGAGGTAGAAAAAGTGTTTCCTGAAGCTGTTTCAGAACCAGAATTAGAGGGAGAGTGGTATTCAGTGGATTATTCTAAACTGGTAACACCTCTAATAAAAGCTATGCAAGAACAACAAGAACTAATAGAAACTCAACAAACCACTATTAATGATTTAAAAACTAGAATAGAAACATTAGAAAGTTAATATGGAAATATCTACATATTTATTATGGAATGCTTTTATAACTTTAATATTAGCTCCAATACTTTACAACATTCGACAGAACACTCAAGAAAATAAACGTATTGATATTTTATTAAATAAAACTAGAGAGGAAATCGCAAGGGAGTATGTCACTAAAGCTGAGTTAAAAGATGACATGGATAACCTTATGGATAGACTAGAAAAGTTAGACGAAAAACTTGACAGACTCATAGAAAATAGGTAAACTATATGAGTAATAAAAATAAAAACAGAAGAGCTGGTATTAGCTCTGTACGTCAAGACTATCGTTCTGGTGGTCTAGTATCCAAAGAAGGTAATCGACTTAAAGCATTTCAAGGTTATGCTGAACCATATCTTGATATTGAAGATTTTAGATTTGGAATCGGCACTCCCGGTTTACCTATACCCGGTTTACCCGGTGGAGGAGGTGGCGGAGGCAGTAATGACTCTAACAACAATGAAACATTTACAGGAGACGTACCAATGTCAGAAGATGTAGAAGCAACTAGAAAAAAATTAGAAGAACAAGCAGCAGGAAAAGGCACTGTATTACCTAAACCTGATTTTAAAACTGTAGAAGAAGCAGTAGGTAAGGATGCTGTTGAAGCTGGAAATATAAAAGCTGGTACTGGAGATATTACACAAACTATTGAAGCTCAAGAATTTACTGCTGCAGCTCCAAGAAAAGAAAATGTAGTCGAAGCTACTACTGCACCGGCAGTCGAAGCTCCTGTTGTTGCTCCTACTGCAACTATGACTGCTGCAACTACTACTGCTGCAGACGTAACAGCAGCTAAAGGAGAAGTAAGTGATGCTGCTCAAGTCGGAGAAGTAGATATAGAAAAAATAACTCCTATTGAGGGAGTTAATGTTACTCCAGTAGAAGGAGCTGTTGCTAAAAGAGTTGTAGCTCAAATGTCTCCAGATGCAGTTGCTCAAGCTGCAGAAGTTAGCGGTTTAGATGTTAGAAGAGTTACTAGAGCAAAAGAAGAATTACGAACAGCCGGTGTAGATGATTTAACAATTGCACAATTAGGTAATGACCCTAAAGCTCTTGAAGCGGAGTTAATGAATTTAACTGACGAGCAAAGAGGTTTAGTAGAAGGATTACCTCAAGAAGCTTTAGTAAGTAATCAAATGGATGCCTTACTAAAAGGTATTGAAGATGGTTCAATTCCTGCATGGGCAAGACCAGCAGTTGCAGCAGTTGACCAAGCATTAGCCGCTAGAGGTTTAGAAGCTTCAACAGTTGGTAGGGATGCATTATTAAATACTATTATTAGAAATGCATTACCACTAGCCCAACAAAATGCTCAAGCTATTCAAGCTAGTATAGCTCAAGAAAGAGGCATTGAAGCTCAAGTAGCGATAGAAGAAGCTAGGTTTTCGCAACAAACTGCATTACAAAATGCTAATAATGTTTTTCAATTAAACTTAGCTCAGTTTAGTGCTGACCAACAACGAGAAATAGCAAATAGTAAATTTTTACAAACTGTCTCATTAACAAATGCTAATAATGACCAACAAGCAGCTATTCAGAATGCAGTTTTATTATCGCAAGTAAATTTAGCTCAAGCAAATATTGACCAACAAAGACAAGTTACGAATGCTAAAGCATTTTTGTCAATGGACCTTGCTAATTTAACTAACGAGCAACAAGCTAACATTTTAACTGCTCAACAACAGCAACAAGTTTTATTGAGTAATCAAGCAGCAGAAAATGCAGCAAGACAGTTTAATGCTACAAGTGAAAATCAAAGAAATCAGTTTATGGCAACTTTGGCTGTTGATGTAAGTAAATTTAATGCAAATCAAATGAATTTAATTAGTCAGTTTAATGCCACACAAAAGAATGCTGCAGAAGCTAGAAATGTTCAAAGAGAAATAGATGTAGAAAAATTTAATACAACAACAAGAAATCAAATAGAGCAATTTAATACAGCTATTGAAAGTAATAGAGCAGAATTTAATGCAAAAAATGCAATGGTTATTGCTCAATCAAACGCTGCATGGCGAAGACAAATAAATACTGCAGATACTGCTGCAGCTAATGCTGCTACTGAAATTGCTGCAAAACAAGCTTTTGATTTAACAGCTCAAGCTCAAGCAAATCTATGGCAAGACATGAGAGACCAAGCAGGTTATTTATATGATAAAAGCTTACAAGACCAGAACATCGCTGCAAAATTAACTGCAGAGTTTTTAGCTGGTCAGTATACAGACAACAAAGCACTGTCAAATAGTTTTAAGGTAATGAAAGATATGATTGCAAACTTAACAGGTTTTTCAGTAAGCAATACCTTAAATGTATAAATATGAAAATTTTAAAAATAATAACAAAGCAAAGTAAATTGTAGGAGGTGCGACTTCATAAAGAAAATATTTAAAGGAATAGGAAAAGCCGTTAAAAAGGTTGTTAAAGGTGTTAAGAAAGTTGTTAAAAAAGTAGCTAGAGGAATTAAAAAACTTGCTAAAAACAAGTTTGTCCGTATGGCTGCTTTAATAACTGCTGGTATCTTTCTGCCCCCGGTGTTTATGGCAGGTGGAGCTGCCGGATTAACTTTAGGTAGTGTAGCAGCAGGTGCTTTATCTGGTGCTGTAGCTTCTGGTGGATTAAGTATTTTAGCTGGAGAAAAACCTAAAGACTTCTTAAAGTCTGCAGCTTTAGGTGCTGCAATGGGTGCTCTTGGTGGTAAATTACAACAAGGTAAATTTGAAGCTAAAGCTTTTGCAAGAGATGCGAAACTTGTGGCTGGAGGTCAAACTGCGACAGCAACTGTACCTGTATCAGGTTCTCCCGGAACATTTACTCCCGCAACTGCTGCTGATTATGCTGTAGGTTCTGCTAATTATAATACATTAGCTCAATCATATGGGGCTACTATAGTTGATGGTACACCAGTGTTTAGTGGTGGTTTTACACCCACTTTGAATGAAGCAGGAACTGCTGTTACTGGTACTGAAAGACTTGTTGCAGGAAGTTCGTTAGCTCAGAGTGCTGCTAATGAAGGAATAACTGCTTCAAGTAAATTTGGTGATTATGCAACTCAAGCAGCTATTAGTGCCGGTGTCAACACAGGTATGAATCTTTTGACAACTCAAATTACTCAAGAAGACCCACCGGTTAAATTTGGTGGCAGTGCTGGGCAGTATTATCAAGGTGTTCGAAATGCTGTAGCAAACCTAACTAGAAATTATATTTCTTCTGGAAGTCCTTCAGGGGATAGTACAGCAGCAATATATGCTAGTATGGCTAATAACCTAAGTTATGGAACTGGTAGTATTGATTATAATCAACATGCTAGTCTTGGATTAATGAGAGGTATTAACGTTCCAAGCTTACAATACACGTAATATTATGGCAGAAGAAAAGAAAATAAGACCGATAATAGCTACCTCGCCTAGTGAGGCAGCTTTACAGACTATTGATGAATTGAATGCTAAAGATATTTCACTTGAGGAATTTTTAGGTCCTGATTTAGCTAAAACTATTGATGAACCTAAAGTTCCTTTAAGTGAAAAATCTAGCGAAGTTAATCAGTCTGAAAACTTAGAAGAAATTGTTAAACACTTATCAGATAAACAAGAAGTGCCCGGGAGTTCATTAACAAGAAGTCCAGACACTGCTTTTCCTTGGGAAAGCCCTCCAACATTTGCTAGTCCGAGAGAAGCTCAAGATGCTATGTTTGGCATGTTGTCTACCCCCGAAGTAACTGAAAATATTTTAAAAGGTTTAAGTATGGGAATGCCTGTTACAGATTTAACAAGTATTTTAGTATTTAAAGGTTTTATTGATGGAGCTTATAATCCAGATGTAGCTTTACTTATTAGTGAGCCAGTAGCATTTTTTATTATGGCTTTAGGAGAAAAAGCTAATATTGATTACAAAATAGAAAGCGATGACTCAGACTTAGATGACTTAGAGAGAACTTCAATAGACGATAGAGCTTTAGAAGAACTTGAAAAAGCTGGTGGCATTGGACAGATTCAAAAAGCTATAAAAGAAAAAGAAGTATCAAAACGTAATATTCCAGTAGATATTGTTAAAGAAGTAGAACAACGAGTAACACCAAGTTTACTAGCACCTTCTACAGATACGACAGTTGAAGCAGAACCAGAACAAACAGAAGATAAAACAGAAAGTTTATTAAGTAGGACATAATCATGGCAGAAGATAAAGAATTAAATCTAGACTCGTTGTTAGCAGCAAAGCAATACGAAACATCATCTAGAAAAAAAAGAGAAGATAAACAATACATTAAAGAAGTTGTAGCTGATTTCGGTAGTAGATTTATGAGTTCTTTATTAATTGACCAACCGGCTGCTTTACGTAAAGACTATATACAAGCTAATTTACAAGATGCTAAATTCCAAGCAGCTATTGAAAGAGAAAAAATAAAACATAAAACAGCTTATGTAGCAGAAAGAAAAGAAGACTTAGATTTTGTTAACTCATTTTCTAATCCAGATATTGGATTTTATAAGTTAGCAGAAAAAAACTTTTTAGCTAGTGAAGAAGGTAAAAAATATATTGAGTTAGGTGCAGATGATGCTTATTTAGATTTTCCTACAGAAGTTACTGACAGTATTATAAAAAGTAAAAAAGATTTTTTAACAAGTGAAGGTGAAAGACTAAAGAATTTATATCAACCATATATTGATAACCCTGATTTAATTATTGAACAATTAACTGCTCCAGACAGATTAAGTAGACAAGTAAGAGATTCATTGTATGCTAAGACTTATGCAGATGCAGAGGCTCAGTTTGGAACTTTTAATTTTATTAAAAATTTATTTGGAGCAAACGTTGCTACACATTCTAGATATGCTTATTTACAAGATGAAATTGAAGCAAGAATAGAAGCTGAAACTCAAAAAATTAAAGAGATAGCAGACTTTAATACTTTTGCTAATGGTAAAAAAGCAAGTGAGACAACATTAACTTCTCCGTTTGCATTAGGAGCTTCGTACAAAAACAGATTTACTAAAATGAATACTGCTTTTAAAGATATGAGTACAAAAAATGCTCAACAAAGAGCTAAAGAACTTTTTACAGTACCACCAAAAAGAATACTGGTACTAGAAGACTCAGCTCAAGCAGATGGAGAGTTAATCTCTGGTGCTTTATTAACATCTGAACAAAGAACTAAACTTAGAGAAGATAATAAAACTAATCAGTTACCGCAAAACATATTTTTTGAATCAACTACTCCGGGTTATATTTATGGAACATATGATGGAGATGAGTTAAGAAAACGTAAAAGTGTAGAGTTAGGTCTTAATCCTGATTTAGACCCAACACAACAAGTTAAAGTTAGGGCAAAGACTGTAGACAAAGATGGTAATATTCGTTTTGTAGAACAAAATATTGGTCTGAATGAAGCTTTAATAGCAGACGTTACTTTAGGAGCAGAATTTTTTAGACATAAAGATTTAACAGAAACTAAGGATATGACCCTAGTTCAACAGAATGATGTTGGCTTTAATTACGAAAGACAATATGTAAAATTCTTAGTAGAGTCTGGTAATATCTGGTATGACCGTAATGGAGTATTACATTATGACCGACCTTCATTAGCTAGAGATTTAACTCAAGCCAATGATGTCTCTAAAGGTTTTAATGAAGCAGATGTTATAAATGCTAGATTAATGAGTCAATTAGACAAAGAATCTTTAACAACTGAAGACTTTTTTAATCAAAGTATTGATATAAAAATTAACACTATTAGAAATTCTAATATGCCACCAGATTTACTAGAAGAAAAACTTGGTCAACTTGAAAATTTAAATACCGAAAAAGATAAACAACAAGAGTTTTTAATTAATCTTGTTATGCCACCAAAAGATTTAAGAGGCACAATTGTAAAATATAGTAATCATTATTTCTCAGCCGGTGAATTAACTGATGCACAAAAAGAAGCCTTATACAATCGTTTTATAATGGACTTTAATGACAATGAAGACTTTCCATTATTAAAAACTATTTTTCAAATTAAATGAACAGATACACTATAGAAGAACCTGATTTTTTTTCTATTGCTGAAACTCCTACTTCTGAAGAAGTTAAAGAAGAAAAAATAGCAATAGATAATAAACCATACAGATATAGAATTGACGACAGGGCAGACATTGATTTATTCGGCTCTAATGTAAAATCAAAACCTCGTCAAACTTTTCAAAGCGTATATGAGTTTGAAAATGATGAAGATGTTTTAAAAGATTGGGATATTGTTGCTAATGCTATTAATGAAAATGGCGAAGGTATAGCTGAGACTTTAAGAGACACAGACTTTAATTTAACATCAGCTATGGTAAGAGCTGGTCAAACAAATCAATTTACTCAGCAAGAAAAAGATGCTTACAATCGATTACGAACTAAATTTGCTAATACAAAATTAAAAGGCTTTTACGAATATTTTGAATTAATAGGTAATGCAACTGTTGATACTGTACTCGACCCCTTTACCTTAGTAGCTTTAGTAGCAGCCCCTTTTACTGGAGGAACTTCTTTAGCAGCCAAACAAGCAGCAGCTACAGCAGTTTTACAAGGTTCGAAAAGATATGCATTAGCTAAATCTATTCAAGCAACAGCAACTAAACCTGTTACTTATACAACTCTTGAAGGAGCAGCTTGGAATGGACTTCACAACTATTACAATCAAGATATAGATGTTGATTTAGGTAATCGAGACAATATTGATTGGAAAGAAGTTGGAACATCTTCAGCAATAGGAGGAGGAGTTGGTCTTGGTCTTGGAGCTGGTGTTGGCTTATATAGTGGAGCAAAATATTATAATAGATTGCAACGTTATCATAATGAAGATTCGATTTTAAAATATATAGATGGTTTAGATAAAGAAGCTGTTAAAAGTGTAGACGAAGTTACCGGAGCTAACAAAAAGTTTTATGAAGGCAAAAAAAGTATTGGAGGTAAAACAGCTTCAGAGTGGGTAGATTATACAATATCTAGATTACCTATGTTTGGTAAAGCTACCACTGAATTTTTATCTTTAGCAAAAGGTGCAGACAGTGTTAAAGATTTTATTTTAAAACTTAGATACGATGGCACAAGAACTATCTTTGGTACAAAACAAGCTGGTGATTCAGTTGGAGCATTATCTTATTTTGAAAATTTAGCAAACTATAATGGTAAATATGCTGGTATAGGTATTAATCGAGCATTTAATCATATTGGTTATGGTCCGGGAAGAAAATTAACTGCTAAAGATAATAATGCTTTACATCAATTAATGTTAGATGATAACACTAAAAAGTTTATACATACTGATGGTGTTGAATATGACATACCTAAAGAAGTACAAGAAGCTTATTTTGGTAAAAAAGAAATAGGTTTAGTAGGTATCAAAGATATTATGGATGATATTTTTGAAGAGGGAGTTAAATTAGGCGAGTTTACTCCGGGTCAAAAAGTTCTTAATTATTTTCCAAGAGTATTTAATTACGGAGCACTTTCTAAAAATCAACCTAGATTTAAAAAATTATTAAAGAAATACGGTACAACCGATGAAACTACTGGAAAGTTTACTCCTTATGCTGCTACCGATGCAGATGCCGATGCAATTGTAAAAGACATGTTAGACTTGAGATATAGTCAATTTGATGTTAAACCAAAAGGCAGTGGTACTAGAAGCTTTCAACAACATCGAGTATTTAGTGAAATACCTGATGAAGAGTTAGGTTTCTTTTTAGATAACACTGGCAGCTCTTTTGTTAGCAATAATGTGATGGAAGTTCTAAGTGAGTACGTAGGCAGTGTTGCACAATTATATGCTCGTAAAAAAACTTTTGGAGTTAGAAATATAGAACAGTTTGAAAATACTACATTAAAAAATATTAAAGACGAATTAAAACTGTTAGGTGCAAGTGATGAACAAATAGCTACTACTGCTAATGGAATTACAAAGTTATTTGGAGAAGTTACAGGACTATCTGGAAAAGGATTAGCACCCGAAGGACCATTAGGCAGAGCTGCAAACATTGCTTCTGAATCTGTTAGATTACTTCAACAAGCTGCTCACTTAACCTTTGCAGTGCCTTCAAGTATTACTGAGCCTTTATTAATGTTTCAAAGAGTTGGGCTTAGAGATTATCCTAGAGTAGTGCATAATATTGCTCAAGGTATTTGGAAAGAAATAACAAAAAATACTGACCAACTTTATCAACTAGGTAAAGCTAGACTAGGACTAGGTAAAGCTAAGTTCAAAGATTTAGATGATGAATACTGGCAAGAATTATATGCTGGTGGAATGGCTATTGAAAACAATATTCTTGAAGGTTTAGATAGATTAGCAAGTGGTGAAAGATTTTATAATAAAGGTTTAAGGGCTACTTCTGATGCCTTTTTTAAAATGAATTTATTAACACAGTGGACTAGAGCTGTGCAAGGTGCAGCCTTTACTTCCGGAAAACTTTTAATTAGAAGAAACCTACAAAAACTTTACGACCACAAATTAGGAGTTGCAAAATTAACTGAAGGTGACTTTAGAGGTCTAGGTATGAACAAAAAAGAATACTTAGAAAAGCAACTACAAGAGTTAGGTATTGACCCTGAAGAAGGCATGGCTTGGTATCGAAGTTCATTAGATGACAATTTAGACTTTAATGTAAATAAATCTGAGCAATCTCCTTTTTATAAAGAAAAGTATTTAGAAGGGGCTAAGAGATTTACTAATGAAACTATTTTAAACCCTAATAGAGCAGCAGCAGCTAAATCAATATTAATGCAAAGTGGTTGGGGTAAACTTGCATTTCAATTTATGAGTTACCCAACTTTATTTAATAATGTAGTAATAAAAAGAATGTTAAATGAACTTAGAGAATATCCAGTGCAGACTTCACCTAAACTTTTAATTACAGGATTTTTAATGACTTCTATTGCTATGCAAATGAATTTACTTAGGAATCCAGAAAGACATACTAAAATGTCTGATGAAGAAAATATTTTAGAAGCAGCAGAAAGATGGGGTGCGTTAGCTCAAGGTTCAATGGTTAAAAGAACTGCAGAGGCTGCTAAATACGGTTCAGGATTTACAGGCTCTTTAACAAGAGGAGTCTTTGGTCCATCTGTAGGTGATGCTTTAGATTCTATTGAATATAAATTAGGTCCAACTTCTATTGTTGCTCGAAATGTACCTTTTTCGCAAGTTATAAAAAGATTAGAACCAGAAAAATATAAAGAGTTTCAAACATGGGCTAAAGAAATGGATGAAAGTTATTTTGGTTTAATTGATGATGAAACTTCTTATCAAGAATATAGCTCATATAGAACAGGAGGTTTAGTAACAAATGTGCCTAATGCTTCTCCAGAACCAGAAAAAAGAGTTAATAAAATGACTGGTGTGCCTTATGATATTGAAGCTGGTCCATCAGCACAGCCAGAAAAAACCAGAGCAGGTTTGAGTGAGGAAGGTAAGTTACTAGCTACATTAGCTCGTAGACAAAAGCTTAGTGAAGGAGGACAACCTCAAAGTTATCAAGATATTTTGTTTAATTTTATCGCACAAGCCGAAGATGCTAAATTATATGAACGTATGTTAAAAGGAGAAAATCCTGAATTAACAGCATATTTACCAACTCCCAATGATGTACAGACTATTGGGTTTGGTAGAACTAGAGGTGTAACTAAAGACACAAAAAGCACTTTAGAAGAAGAAAAAAATAAATTAAGAGAAGAACTTGAATTATTTGAAAGAGAAACAATTAAGAGTATTGGTCAAAAAAGATTTGATAGTTTAAATAATAATCAAAAAGCAGCAGTAGTAAGTTTAATTTTTAATGTTGGTCGAAGTGCATTTGATGGAACAAACGCACAAAAAGCAATAAAAGCTGGAGATTTGGATACATTTATGAAAGAAGCATTTGACCCGCAACTAGGCTTTACAAAACAAAGAAATGCTGATGGACAACTAGAAATTTTAGAAGGCTTACAAAATAGAAGACAAGCAGAGAAAGATTTATTTTTAAGAAACTAATGTTATTGTATACAGAAAAACAACTAGATAGAGCTTATCAGATAGACTGTAAAGCTCGTACTCGCAACAATACTCCTTGGATAAAGAGAGAAGAGTTTAGAGATATTTACGAAGATTTGATGGAAATCTATATGTTGCAGTTAGACAAACATCATGCATTAGACCCTGATGCTCCAGATTTTATTTTAGATTCATTGAACGAAATAATAGGACAAAGTTTGCATTTTGAACCGGAGGATTAATGGGTTTTCCGTTTGAGATTATAACAATGCTAGGCTCTACCGTATTGGGTGGGGTCATGAGTATATGGGCAGAGAATAGAAAAGCTAAAGCCGAAGAACAAAGACTTCTTATTACAAGAGGCGAGTTTGAAATGAAAGCAGTAAAAGCTGCTAGAGATAATAAAGATGTAGGCTTTCAATGGACTCGTAGAATTATCGCACTAACTGCAGTTTTTGCAATTATTGTTTTACCTAAACTTGTAGCAATATTTGCTCCAGATGTTTTAGTAACTGTTGGGTATACACAATTTAAACCCGGATTTTTATTTTTTACTAAAGATGTAGAAATATTTAAATGGGTTACATTTGAAGGATTAGTAATTACGCAGTTAGATACTAATTTAGTATCAGCTATTATAGGAATGTATTTTGGTGGGAGTCTAGTCAAGAAATAAAAAAGGAGTAAAAATGAAAAGAGGGCTAATTGTTGGGGCGATATTATTATTTGCATTAAATGTGCAATCAGACCAGACAGGGGACTGTACTGCTGGTACGCAATATTGTGAGCAAAATAGTTTAAATACCACGAATACTACTACTACAAATAATACTAACACAAATACTAATACCAATAATAATACTAATACCAACACAAATACCAATACTAATACTAATACTAACACTAATAATAATACGAATGTAAATACAAATACTTCTACAAATACAAATGTAAATACAAATACGTCAACAAATACTAATAATAATAATAACGTAAATACTAATACTAATACTTCTACTTCTAATTCAACTGTTAATTCAACAGTTAATCAAAACGTTAATAACAACAACACTAGTAATTCGACAAATACTAATAATAATACAAACACTAATAATACGACATCTGATAATACTAATAAAAATTACAATGAATCTAATTCAAACTCAAATGTAAATACTAATAATACAAACACTAATAATTCTACAGCTAATAATACTAATAATAATTATAATAAATCAGAGTCTACACAAACAATAAATCAAAATATAAATCAAAAAGCTCCTCCAGCTTCTGCAATTGCACCAAGTATTATGTCTTACTCACAAGACCTTTGTACTACTGGAGTTTCTGGAGCTTTTCAAGGTCAAATATTTGGTTTTTCTGGTGGTAAAGCAGTACGAGATGAAAACTGTGAAAGGTTAAAACTTTCAAAATATTTATATGATACTGGCATGAAAGTAGCAGCAGTGTCTATTCTTTGTCAAGACCCTAGAGTATTTAAAGCTATGGGAAATGCTGGAACTCCTTGTCCATACAAAGGTAAAATAGGAGACGAAGCTAAAGTTGCTTGGGCAGCAAACGTAGAAGAAACTCCAACATACAAAGAAGATTTAAAAAATTACATTGCTAAGTGTAAAAAAACTAAAAATCCAAAAGGTATAAAAAAATCTGGTAGCACTTGTCGTAAAGAATTTCATGCACAAAGTAGCTAGTGAAAAGATTAGGATTAATTTTTTTACTGGTAATTAGTGCAAATATATCTGCTCAGTATATTTACGAAGCTAATCAAAACTTATTTGATTTAACTAATCAATCTAATACAACAAATTTAAATAGCGGTGATGACCAACTATCTGCTGCTTTTAATTTAGATTTTACGTTTCAGTTGTATGATAATTCTTATACATCTGCACGTATGGCAACTAATGGTTGTTTACATTTTGGGTTAGGAACTGGCAATATAAATTTTAATAATTACTGCGGTGACTATACCCCTGACCCACTGCCTCAATACACTAATACACTGTTTCCTTTTTGGACTGACTTAATACGAGATGGTGGGTCAAAAATGTTAGCTAAGAATTTTAGCGATAAATCTGTATTTGGTTGGTATGATTTACGAGAATATAATCGTGCTAATTCAGATAATAGTTTTGAAGTTATACTTTGGACTAATAACACTTTTGAGTTTCGTTATGGTGAATTAGATATTATAAACCATGATGTCTTGATAGGTGAACAAGGTAATTCATCTCAGATTTATATGTACCTTTTTCATGACGAGTGTTCTACAGGTACAACAAATGTTGCAGGTACATGTGTCAATATTAATTGGAACAATACCGTTGCTAATAGTTTATTAGAAAACGGTGGGTCATTGTATGGTAGTAATCTAGATTGTAGTGACCCTTTAAATGATTCGGCATGTCCGGGCTATTGGGAAGCTTTTGATGATTTACAATGTGATTTAGACCCGCAGTATGCACCCTCTTGTCCGGGCTACAGGTTTGAAAATGATATTGGTTACTTTGCGTTAGAAGAAGATTTTGGTTATACCGAAGAATACGAACAAAGTCAGTTAGGTTATGACGAAGATTATGAAATAGAACAGTTTGGATATTCTGATGACTGGCTTGAAGATGATGGTCAATTTTTAGGACCACAATTAATTGAAGAGTGGCTTGAACCTGAAACTATATTTATTGAAGAAGGTCTTGTAGTTTTAGAAGAATATGATAGTATGAGTGAAGAAGTCTACATAGACTTTGATATTCAACCTTTCGATAACGAGCCTATGTTAATAGCTTTACCATCGATTGAGTATGACCCATTACAACGTTTAAATGTTCTTGATACTAGAGAATTAGTAGACTTGTATGACTTTGAAACAATAATTAGAGATGAGATATTAAATGAAGAAGAAATTAATGACGTGGATTTTGAAGACTTCGAAGAAATTGAAGAATGGTTTGAAGAAGAGTTGGAAACAATTTCACAAGATGATGAAGTCATCGAGATTGTCCAAAATAGTGAACAACCTCTATCCGAAATCGAAGAAGAACAAGAAGTCATAGAAGAGATAGCCGAAGCCGACCCCGCAATCAGAGAGGAAGGAGGTCGAAGTAACATGGATATGAATGTTGCTATGTCTATTGTGGCTAATACTATAACAACTGCTGTTAACAGTATGAGTGGAACTACTGCCGGAAACTCCATTCATGCTTCTGGAAATACAGTTAGTTCAGGAAGTATTAGTAGTGCTATCAATGGTGGTAGCAGTGTAGATTTTAGCTCTGGTAGTATCTCTAATTCTTTTGCTAACTCTTCTATGCAAACACAACAGGTTTTAAATAGCTCTGTTGATACTGGTAGTATGACTACAAACACTACTGACACAACTGTAAGCTCTGTTGAGTCTGGTCCAACTGTTAATACTTCTAATACTATTGCTTCTAATACAGGAGGAAATGGAACTAGTGAGACTAGTGCTACAGATTCTATGTCAACCATGACAACAAGCTCAGAGGCGGATGCGATTGCAGAGAATGTTGTTGCTCAAAATTTAAAAGAACAACAAGAAGAACTAAAAGAACAACAAGAGTCTGGTGAGTATGGGGAAGAAGCTGGACTTGTAGCAGTTATGGGATTTAATCCTAATTTTGTAGGGTATTATGACCGCACTTTACCTGATAATAATTCTTGGTACGAGTCTAAAAATATATATACAACTGTTACATTAAATGATAATATACAAGGTTTCTATGCTATGGCAGGTAAAAGTTTAGATGTCATAACTGAGTTAGTGAACTCTCAACCAATGTTAAGTGGAGGCAGATACAATGAATTGGTTTCAAACTAAAACAACACAATTAATAGCTTTAGTTTCTATCGTGGGAACTTTAGCAGGATTTGGATATACTGGAGCTACATATATTAATAGATTAGAAAATCTTGAAGCAAAGATAGGAAAGTTAGGAGCTACAGAACAAGCTCAACAAGCTATCGAAGAAAGATTTGCTGGAATCGAAGCATCAGTAGATTACATTAATAAATCTTTAGAGGATAAAGATACAACAAAAGATATTGTTGAATTGAAAACTTCAATGGCAACAATTCAAACAGAGGTAAAATCTCTGGAGGGAAAGGTTCAAGAATTAGTTAATAGTTCAAAGAACCCATTAGCACAATAACCTATTTCACATATGGAGGTAAAACGTGAACCGAGAAGAATTATGCATTATGTGCTTTTTCTTTTGGATAACAGTTTCGATGTTTGTCGCAACTTTTAATATATTTTAAAATTATTATTTAGAGTTCATAACTCGAGCATTTAGACATGACTCAATATGATTATGAATCTCATCCATTTTTTGACTAGCTTCTCTTATTATAACCTTTAGAGTTTCATACTCTTCAAGGGTCATGAACTTCTGTAACTTTGTTATGTCAACTTTGCTACGTTCAGTAATAAGATTACCACTCTTGTCATATAATAATCGGTAAGCTAATAATTGTGCTTCATTTCGTTTCGTCTTCATTGTTTAGTCCTGCAAAGGTCAATTGTCCATAATCGCCTCTAAGTCCTGCTTTCTGATATGAAGTAGCTCTGCCTTCAAAAAAGTTTTGATGCTCTACTCCCAATACATCATCTAACCAAGTCAGGGGATTATCCTTTTGCTTGTAATTTGGTTTTAGCCCTAACTGTAATAGTCTTCTGTCTGCAATATATTTATTGTAGGCATACATCTCCTCTTTGGTTAAACCTTCTAGATTACCCATTTCAAACACTAAGTCTAAAAACTTTTCTTCAAGTTTAACCATCTCTCTACATATTTGATAGATTTCTTTTTTAAAGTCATCTGTCCAAATATCTAAATTCTCTTTTATAAATTCTCTAAATAATTTAGTCATTGCTTCAACATGTAAGCTTTCATCTTTGATTGAGTAAGCTACTATCTGACACATACCTTTCATCTTACCAAACCTTTGAAAGTTCATCAGGATTGCAAAGCTACTAAATAATTGTAACCCCTCAGTAAATGCTGAGTAGACTGCTAAAGTTTTAGCTATAGTTTTCTTATCAGATTTAAGAGGTTTAAAATTACCAACATAGTCATGCTTGTCTGCCATCTCCTCGTATTCAGCAAAAGCTTTATATTCTAATTCTGGCATTCCTACTGTATCCAATAGTAAACTGTAAGCATGTTGATGAATAGCTTCCATATTAGCAAACGAAGACATCATCATTCTTGCTTCTGGTTTTTTAAAGATAGGCATATATTTATCTATATATCCCCCGGCAACATCTACATCTGACTGAGTAAATAATCTAAATATTTGCACTAATAAATTTTTTTCATTAGCAGTTAGCTTTTCGTTCCAGTCTTTTACATCAGTATGCAAAGGTACAGACATAGGATGCCAATGCATTCTGTTTTGTAAATCATAATATTCAAACATCCATGCGTAATCAAATGGTTTGTAATGCTCTCTCGTAGCTAGTAATGTCATTAAAACTTCTCCTCTAATGTTTTTAATTTTTCATCTGCGTTTACATATTGGTCCATAAGCTTATCCATTGATTCAACAACATTTGGATGCTCAGCCACTCCTACTTTGTTTTCAAAATATATTTGAAGGTTGGCTTTAGCTTCTGCTTTTTCTGCTTTGTATTTTGTTTCTAGAGCTTTATACAATAGTGCTCCTGAATATTTAGTCATAATAATTTTCTCCTCTAGGTAAATAAACTAAAACAAAAGTCCTACAATTTGGACAACTTAAATTTGTTTCCATAATGTACTCTTCGTTTTCATCTTTTTCAATATCGTGGTCTCCACCCCAAATTAATTCTGTATTACAGTGCCAACATTTCATATCAGCCCTCACAAGCTATACAGTCCACCTCATCTAATTTTATTCGGGGAACTTTAATGTTAACATTCTCTGCTGCTTTAGCTGCATCAGACCTAAAATAATAAAGTGATTTTAATTTGTTTGCACCATACCAATGAACATCGCTTACGTATTGTAAATACTCATTATGCTGTTCTTGATTCTGAGAGGAATCCGGTAAGATAAAAAATAAATTGACACTTTGACTTTGACAAACAAACTCTTGTCTTTTGTAGGCATGTTCAACTACCCAGACCTGATTGATTTCATCAGCAGTTTTAAATAATTCTTTTTCTTCTTTAGTAAATATTCTTATGTTCTGAATAGAACCTCTGTTATCACTAATCTGTTGCCAAAGTTTTTTTCTTTTGTTTACTTCTGGAACTTTTTTATTTATTAATTTTTCTAAATTTTTATTTTTAACTTTGTAGCTACCGGATAAAGTCTTGTGCGTATAGACGTTAGCACGGTATGGCTCAATAC